CATCAACAACAGTGGTGTCACCATCAACAACAGTGGTGTCATCATCGTCATCTATGATTGTTGTATCAGCAAAATCAGCAGCAGCTTTGCTGTCAAAATAGCCAGTTGGACACACGCCAGTTATGTCTGAAGGAGACGTAGAATAAGTCCCGTCACCGTTAGAGACATAACAAGTCTTTTTGAGAGTGGCAGCAGGCGCTGTTTCACTAGAGCCGACAGGACAGCTTGGATTTACACCCGTAACTGGGAAAGAAGCTCCCCCGTCTTCAGGATAACAAGTAATAGTGCTTTCGCTGTACTCGTTATCTTTTACTGTCTTGGTCTCTCCGGTTTTTGTATAAATGGGATTACCATCTTCGTCTACCGGAAGATTTCCATCCTTATCTCTTTCATAAACAACAGGAGTAGGAGCGTTTCCTGTGTCACCACTTAACAAGCCAGCTAAATAGTTATTTGCCCCAGCTCCAAACAAGTCAGCGTAGCGCTCAATAGGACGATCTTCTATGTGGTCAAAGAACTGAAACTCTTTTTCAAAACCATGCCGATAATCGCCCGGAGGCTTTTGCTTATGAATTCCTCGCAAGAAGGACTGTCGTTCTGCCCCAGACCCCTCTTCAGTGTCAATAAAATAACCCCCATCTGTAATTCTGGTTCCTACATTGTCGATTGCTTCTTGCATATTTTTTTGTTTTGCTGCGTTTAGCTGCTCTTCAGAAGAGCCACCCCCAGCAGTGACGTTATAAGGATCAGCTCCTTTTGCTAATACGTCTGCTGTGGCAGCCGGAGTGGTAGTAACTACGTTCGCTATAGCATCGTTTTCATTTTGAAGAGTGAAAGCATCATTACCTTCAGTGATTCCTGCTGAGCCAGAACCAACTCCATGTGCTGGATCGTTGCTTCTATCGCTAGTTCCTTGGTAGGGATCGAAATTATCTAAATAACTCGTACCCGTACTACCTTCTACATAAGAAGAGTTGTAAGGAATCGCATCTGGGTTGTTGCCAAAAAAGACTTCATCATTAATGGAAGCTTCATACTCTAATCGAGCTAGTCTTTCCGCCTCGGTCTCACCACCATTAGCCATTCCAACAATACCGCCTGAAGCATAACGTCCCTCATAAGGGTTACTGGCATAACGATTGCCTCCGCTCATTGGAGGAGGAGTACCCATTTTGCGTCTTCGGTCTCTGTCGGCTACACCAACAGCATTGTCAAAAACATCCTGCCATTCCTGAGCATAAGCTGTATCAGTTGCCTCGCCTTCCTTACGCATTTTTTCCATGAATTCTTGTTGATCTATCTGGGCCGTAGTACCTAGACCCGTAGCTATAGGCAGCATAGAGGAAGGACTCATGAGCTGCGTACCTGCTGCGGCAAGACCTTCTCTACTGGTAAAACCTCTGCCCATGTTTCCTAAATTTTGTCCAAATGTAGCTGGCGGTGCGTTTTGCAACCCTTTAGCCGCATCTAGATAAGCAGTTTGCTGGGGAGAAAAAGGAACCACAGCATCTTTGGCTGCGGCAGTTAAGGGGTAACCGGGAACAGGATTCCCTCCAATTATTGCTGAACCCAAATCAGGTGTTGCTTGGGTTCCTAAATTAGCTGTAGCCCCAGCTAAAGTATCAGCTTGACTAGCTGCTTTTCCAGCCTCGCCAGCAGCACCAAAAACCTTACCTAAACCAAATCCTGTTACGCCACCTATTAAACCTTTCTCGAAATCTCCTGTAACTGCCCACGTAGCTAAACCAGAGCCTAAAGCTCCAGCCAAACCTGCTCCCAGTGTTCCTCCTAAAGCCGCTGTACCTAACGTGCTTCCAATCATCGGTGCAAGCAATGGAGCAAGCATCGGCAGAAACGCTTCTGGCTGACCAGTGTCAGGGTTAATAGTTAGCTGTCCTGTCGGTGACATAGCTGCCAGACCGCTGACCTCAGCGGGATTCATGTGGACAAGCTGGGTGTCACCAAACCTTCCTCTTTGTGCTAACTGATTTGCGGTGCGCTTTAATGGCGGCTGCATATTCATATTTGTAATCCTAACTGGTTTCCACGCCAAACAGGTTAAAACTCATGCCAGTACCGCCAGCATAAACTTTAACCACATCAGCTTGGTTAAGAGTCATTCCGATAATTATGGCAAGCGAATCATTCGCTGCCACTTCTTTGTCGTAATAAAGATATTGCTTGTTATCAGCGCCTGCTCCTGCCACATGGACAGTCAGGCGGAAAGTCTGTGCTGTTCCGTTGCGGTTACACACCACCAGAGAACTCACAGTCGTTAAATTAAGATCAGGAACCGTATAAAGTGTTTCTGTTGTCGTAGCTGCGGCATCAAGCTGTCCCAGTACCTTAATCGCATCAGCCATTAGAAGCCCCCATCAGCAGAAATTGAAACCGCTTCATTGCCAATGACTCTTCCTTGCTTACCTTTTGATTTATTTCAGTAATGTTATCCTGAACATCGGCAAAAGAACGCTCAATGGTTCTTCTCAAAGTAAGCTCATTCTGGAAGTCATACGCAGTATTTGCCGTAGGCAATACTACTGAGTTAGTTTTTTGTGCCACTAACGCCTCCCGTCTGGTTTAACGTCAAACCTCATCTGACCAAGAGTCCATCCGTAGCCAGTCCCTGTACTTGCAAACCTGACAATAGATTCACGGGTACGCGCTCTTATGAATGACTGGTTAGTGGTATTAGTAACCGTACTTGTTGCCAGCGTGGTACTGGAGTTAAGAGGAAAATCTTTTCCTTTTAAAGTAACCGTCATTGCTGCGCTGCCAGTAGCTCCACGAAAATGAAAATCAGGAATCATGCGGTTTACAAACATGAACTCTTCGCCATCTCCCATTTCAATACCCCCTGACTCAATGTAGGCATTCATAGCACCGCCATCATCGTCATAACCATTCTCATGGTTGTACAGGTAATTCTCGTTACTGGATACTATATTAGTAGCCGCAATCGGAAAGGTTCTGGTGTTTGCAGGTATCCACGCACCTCTTTCCAAGGTTCCTACTGCCCACGAATCCTCAAGGTAGTTGTAAGAAACGTAGTTAGTACATTCTGTGTTACCACTACCAACCGGATAGAACCAATAGACCTCTGAAAAATCGAGACTGGCAGTAGCAAAAATTTTAAATTCTTCTGAAGCGTTAAGATTACTAAACACATAATCCAGCACGGTACATTTAAGCCGCTGTATTGCTCCGTTATAAAAGTAGAATCCTCCTCTGTCCATGAAGAACACCATATCGCCAGCATTGGTAGCCGCGTTAGGTGAAACCATCGACAAGCCTTCATTCACCACATCAAACTCATAGGTAAAAGGCGCTCCAGAGAACCGCATGGAGTGAATACTGTTGTTAGTAAAAATCAGTATTTCCTGCCGCGTTTTGATGGCTCCAACGATATAAGAACCCGCAGTAAGTGTTACCCCTCCAGAGGTATTAAGAGAGGTAGGAGTCCAGTCAAACGGACTTTCTTGGTCAGACCAACGCACAAACAACGGATCAAGTGTTGCACTACCAATAGGGGTGCAGCCAAAACAAATCGTATGACGATCTGTATCTGAGACCATTACCTGCAACGCAAGAGTGGGAGGACTTACTGCTCCTGCCTTGTCAACAAGAGCAACTCCTCTTGTTCCTGTGCCTACGCTTTCGTCCCAGTAGTAAACACCACCACCACGAACACAGAAAAGAAGATCATTACCGAAAGTGTCCTGACTCCACAGCCTAAGCTGATTGCCAGCACCAATAGGCGTTGAACCTCCCCAACCTCCGCTACCCCATGTGCCTGCTCCGAATCCAGAGGCAGAGACATAGGTGTTAAGACCTGTATTTATCTGATACTCGCCAACTACAGCAGCCCCACCGTTGCCCGTGTCTAAGGCATTGGCTGTTACCGTAACTCCTGCTGTGTTCTTAGCTGTAATAGTGTAAATATTTGCATCGGTAATAGAGGCTATCTGGTACTCCTGATTAAGCACCGCAGCAGTAATATTGCCGCCCAATGTTACAGCCCCAGAGAAAGTTACAAAGTCGTTAACTACAGCGCCGTGGTTAGTGTTAGTAACAGTCAGCGTTGAAGAGCCATTAACAGCCGCAAAGGTTACCGCTCCAGCAAGCGTAGTAGTTCTTATCGGGGTGACATCGTTATAACCAGCACCCAGATTTATATAAAACTTCAGGTTGGTTCCAATTCCCAGATAGTCAATAGCCGACTGAGCTACCCAGTCTAACAAAGAGCGACATACGCCTAAGAATGCGTTAGCTGAATACTTTGCCCATCCGCCTATCTGTTCAGGTCTGCCCTTACGAAAGCGGATTTTGTCAGAATCATACCAACCACTACCAGCAGTTAGCTGGGTTCCTTCCTTGTCTATTCCGGGCTTGAATTCGTACTTAACTAGCATCTACTACTACCCTTGACCTGTTAACAAGATGAGCTGCCTGAATATCTTTTTTGTTTTGACCAGTATATTCAACAGCGTGATGATGTTTTAAAAGTTCTTTACACAACCATTTCTTGCCCACTTTAAAATCCCCAAGGTATCTACCGTATTTGCCTTTTTCATGGGTTCTCAAAATGACCTTTGTACCTACTGGCATAAAGGCTTCTACAAACTTTTTAGCTAAAAGCCCGAATTTCTTTTCTGTTTTGTCACGGGTACGAGACTCGGGAGTATCAACTCCAAACAAACGAATGCGGCCACTACTCCCACGAATAACGACATTCCAACCAAGATCAACATCAACATCGACAGTATCTCCATCAACGATTTTTACAACAGTAGCTTTGTACTCATACATAGGTATTTGTCTTAATCATATCAGTTACTTCCAAGGCTCGACCTTTTACTTGCTTGGCCCACAAACTGTCTAAAAACTCTACGCTTGCTAAGTTATGGTTGCCTGACTCCATATGAGCAATAGCTTTTTTGAACTTAGAAAATCGAACCCGGCCCAGATTAAAGTGCATATTGATAATTCCGTCACGCCTAGCCCCATCTTCCAGATCATTAAACCAAGGGTATTCCTTGGCTAATTCTGCAATTGTTCGAGCTACGTCATTGCTGAGCATATAGTCTATTTCTGTGTCGCTTATGCCCATGCCTTTGTTAGGGCCATCAGGGTGGATATTCCGTCCCGCGCCAATGTGCCAAGTACCAAACTGATCCTTATACGCATGGTTTTTAACGCCTTCATGACGCTTGAGTTGTGCAATTAACTTGTCCATCTTAATTTCCGTTATGAGAGCTTCCGAAGTAGAAGCTGGCAATGCCACTAACAAGACCCCCAAGATAACCAAGAACGAGGTTGACAATAGCATCGTCATTGCTTTCAGGAGCTTGTAGCGTAACCATAAATATATACGCCAAAAACCCAACCATTGCCAAAATTGCAATAAGCTTGGGCGTAGGGTCTTTAGCAAAAGTCTTTCTTGCGTCTTGCCTATCTTCCGTTTCAAGTCGAAACCCCTCGATATTCGCAGTGAGCTTTTTTATCTCTAATTCTGCGTCTTGCAGCACTTCGGCCTTTTCTGGTTCATTCTCAACCACTTCTTCAATCTGTTCTATGCTGGAGTTTTCTGGCATTCCTAGCTTTTTAGCTGCCAGCTTAATTGCCATTCCCGCAATAGGATTGCTGCTGGTTACTGTTTTAAGTAACGTAGGAGCCAATGCTCCTAGTAAACCTTTAAGTTTCATAAAAGATTAACCATAACTTGATAAGAGCTTCCACATTACTAACCGCTTTTGTCAGTTGCTTCAGCCTCTTCCTCCTCGACAATTTCGTCAATAGTATCGCAAACATCAGGAACCGCTATGCCAGTTGTAACTTCAGTAGCTACGCGACCTACAGCCCTAATACCTTTATAGACTCCAGAGCAATACAACTCTTTATTTGCAATCATCTCTTCTGAAACTGTGCAAGAGCTTAACCCTACTAACCCCACTAATAATAAATTACGCATTTTGAGATTTTCCCCGTGATAAAAATTTTAACAGCCTCTTCTTGTACCCCGGCATAAAATGGTCAGATATGGCTTCTTTTTTAGCGCTCATAAAATCCCGCCTCTTTAGCTCTGAGGAAGGATCAACAAAGTCATCGCCATTGTTAGCATGGAATATGATGCTTTGACTGACGCTAGGGCCATAACAAAGGCGCGGTATACGCGCAACCAAGTCACTTCCTGACACCACAGACACCTGATCTTTTAAGTTCATTGGACGCTTAAAACCTTTAAAGAAAGTATTAGGCTTGCCAAAGGTAACTAACGATAACTGCGTGTGTTTCTTGTGTATTTTTGCTGCTGACAACTCAGCAAGAGCGCCACCTAAGCTGTGTCCACAAATCAACGTAGGTTTATCGAAATCAATATGCTTCTTTATCTTGCCCCAGACAGAGGCGTGAGCTGCGACAAAACCTGAATGGCATAGCCTGCCTGCATAGGGAACAGGAATTGCACTAAGATTAAACAGCCAGTCGCGTAGCTGTTGAGTGCCGCGAAAACAAATAATGTCATTGTGTTTTCGTTTAACCACAAACGCAGTGGTAGAGGTAAGTCTTGATTCTATCTTTATGGCGTTTTCTATCTCGTCTTCATAAGCCAAGGCCGCATACTTACAAGCATTTTCCAGTACATACCGCTCAGCTTTCGCCATATTAATTACTCATTGTCATTAAGTGGATTGTCTAGCATTTGTTGAATTCTACTTTCCAGATCGTCTCGTATCTCTCTTAATTCTAAGTCTACATCTCTAAGTGTATCGTTTACCCGCTCTTCTAAGGCATACACATCGTCTCTAAGCTCTCTAGTGGTATCTGCCACGGTATCCTCTGCCGTCCTTGCAATGCTCTCAGACTGCCTCACATCGCTTTCTATAGTGTCTATCTGGTCATTAATGTTTGCCAACATACGCTGATTCTGGGCTTGCATAGCATCGGTTTCATTTCTTAGCGAGTCTTCTACTGTATCAAGTATACGAGATTGGTCTGTAAGCCGTGTTTCTAGGACTGCTAAAGCCTCATCGTAGCCACTAAAGTCAGGACTGACATACTCAGTAATGGCGGTCTCAGCATCAATTAAGCGCTGGTATACTTCAAAGCCGCCCCACATAGACCCACCAATCGCCCCCAAAAGAGGAACTATAAGGAGTATCTTGCTGCCGCTTATTGTAGCTCCACCAAACTCTAATTCTGTTTTATCGTTCATACTGTTGTCCTACCAAGTCCTGAAAGCGCTGTGCGCCCTGTCCTTGCAAGGCTCTTACATTTCCATCTACAGGCGCATTGCCCCCGTATATTTCTCTGGACTGATACCACTGCTGCTGATCAATCAAGTCTATGTTGTACGCCTCTACGCCTTCAACTCTGCCCATCAGGAGAATGGTTAAAGACTGATCGTCAAATCCACCAGAGTCTTGCATTCCCTCTAGCTGTGAATCTTGAGCTTGCTCAATCTCTGCACTGGTCATAGTTTGTATGGCGTTCTCAGCCCTGCGAACAGTCTGCTGCTCTTCTACGCTAGGAGGAGCAACATCAAATTGCCCAAAGTCTGGAGCCTGTTGGCTTAGAAACTGACCGACACTCTGACCTGCACCTAACGCATCGTTAAAGTCTTGCTCAAACTGCATCTGTTGGGCTGAATCGCCTAAATCTTGTGTAGCTTCTAACTCTTCAGACTCTTCTGTTTCTTCCATCTGTACACTAGCAGTCTGGGTAATGATCTCTTGTTCTACTGTCTGAACATCGAAAAAGCCCGTATCTACCTGCTGAATAACCTGTTGCTGCTGCTGTTGTTCTTGTTGGACTTCCTGCTGTTGTACTTCTTCCCGTCTGACTTCCTGCATAGCAAGCTGTACATTGCTTATATCACCGTAAACCGCATCTATTTCGGCAACCGCAGTAGAGGCAAGTTGTTCTGTTACTTGAAGTAATTCAGATTTAATGTCTAAGGTATCAACGGCAAAGTTGCTTTGAGTGGTGCTTACAATGCCTACGCCGCCATAATTAAAAGACATATCTACCGATTCAGAGCTGGTAAAAGAGCTTTGGCTTTCCATTGTACTTTGCGAGTTGAAAGAGCTTTGAGCGGCAAAAGCGCTAGTCTGGGCCACAATGTTTAAAGCAAGACCAGTAACATCAAGGGGTGAGGCCGTAGGCTCAACTATTGCTGCCACCTCTTCTACTTCCTCTATAATTTCCTCTTCAATGACCTCTTCTGCTTCAGCAACCTCTACAACTTCTATAATTTCCTCTTCTATAATCTCTTCTTCAATAACCTCTACAATCTCAATAATCTCTTCGGGTTCTTCAAAGATTTCTTC